AGTGATGAAATGCTTAATGACTATCTTGATGAAATTGACGAATAGAGTATAGTTTACAATAGGTTGCCTGACTTACTCAAGCCTCAAGAAAAATACAACAGCAGAAAGGAAATGTTCTTCGATAAGCTCAATTCTTCGTGGAGAGTTGCAACAGCTACAGATGATATAGGTAGAAGTAAGACACTTGAGTTCTTGCATATGAGCGAGATTGCATTTTATAAGTGTCAATTAAGCAACTTACAAAAAGGTATAGGCGAGGCGCTGACAAAGAACAGCATAGTGATATATGAGACAACAGCCAACGGCTACAACGAGGCAAAGGACTTGTGGGACAGCGGAAGTTGTCACAATGTATTTTACGAATGGTGGCGAACAAGCGAATATTCGACAGACAATACCGAATGCATAGAGGAAGTCAAAGATATATGGTTGGCTAATAGGCTAGAGTGGTTGCGAAAACAAGGGTTAAGCGACAACCAACTAGCGTGGTATGTGAACAAATACAATAGCTATCTCGATAAATCAACAATAAAGCAAGAATATCCTTGCACGCCAGAAGAAGCATTTATAAGCAGTGGCGAGTGTGTTTTTGACAGTGAGGAAATCAAAGCTCGAATAGACAGCATAAGAGACAAAAAGCCAAGTCGTAGGGGCAAGTTTAGCTACACTAAAAGCTACTTGCAAAACGGCAGATATGAGCTTGCAAGTGTATGTTGGGTAGATGATGATAACGGAATTATCACAATCCACGAAGAGCCGTACACGGAGCAAGACCTTAACCAATACGGCGAACCGACAGGATATACACGAAAGTGTCCGTACACAATAGGCGGTGACACGAGCGGAGATGGAAGCGACTACTTCACAGCAAAGGTTGTTAGCAACAGAACACTGAGGACTTGCGCCACACTAAGATGCCAAAAAATGGATGAAGACTTATATGCGGAACAAGTAGCGTGCTTGGGAAAGTTATATCACAATGCGCTGATTGGAATTGAGGTAAACTTCTCGATTGTACCGAATAACACATTGCTTGCTCTCAATTATCCTAACCTGTACCGAAGACAAAGGGTAGATACACTAACTAATGTTGTGGAAGAGAAGGTGGGGTTCAACACGAACAGCAAGACAAGACCTGTCATCATAGCGGACTTGGTAAGGTTGATGAGAGAGGATAGTAGTATAGAGGTAGACACTGACACTCTCAAAGAGATGCTTACATTCGTTAGAAACAGCAAGGGGAGAGCGGAGGCAAGTCAAGGAAGCCACGATGACTTAGTAATGGCGCTTGCCATAGCTCATTATTGCAGGGCAGAACAAGGAAATGCAAGTTGGATAACTGATGGCGAAGTTATCAAGTTTGAAGATTTATTTGGAGAGAGAAATAACAGGAAAAGCGGTGGAGGGTTAAAATGGTATTCCGCAAGATAAAAGAATTGCAAGAAAGGGTAAGAAGTCTAGAAGAAGCAATGCAGACTAAAGCAACGAAGCTAGACAACATTCAAGCTAGGCTAGTGGCACTTGAAGAAGAGGTGAAAAAACTCGATTATAGAGATGAGAAGAGCCTAGAAAACAAAACAACATTTACAAAATGGATAGGTTCGACAAGGTAGGATAATGGAACAAAGACACGAAACAATTTGGCGATGCTATGAGAACGGATTGTCATATCAAACAATGACCGAAATGGCAACAAATATTCCACGATACATTGACTATTATCAAGGTAAGCAATGGGGCAAGGTAGAGAAAGGCACAGAACAGATGCCACGACTTGTATTCAATGTGCTGAAGATGATTGGGCGCAACAAGAAAGCAAATATGGTAAGTGTGCCTTGCAGATTGGTGTATAAGAGCGAGATAGACAGCGAAAGAGCCGAAATGTTTACAAGGTTCGCCGAGTGGTGGACTAAAGATGCAAGAGCGGATGAGATAGACAACCAAGCAATCGAAGATGGCTTTACGACAGGCGGATACTTTTTTCACTACTACTGGGACAACGAGGCAACAAGCAAGAGAGGTGACGTTGTCGGCGGATGCAGAGTGGAGCTGATAGACATTCTCGATATATTCTTTGCTAACCCTTGCGAGGAAGATGAGCAAAAGCAAGAATGGATACTTATTCGTTCAAGGGAAAATGTCGAGGCTGTTAAAGAAATGGCGGATGATGACATAGACATTGAACTGATAAAGAGCGATAAGTCGGAAAGTAAGTATAACGATAAGGAACAAGATGGGACAGAGTTGTGTACAATCTTGACAAGATACTACAAGGAAAATGGCGAAGTTTTTTGCGAACGTGCGGTAAAAGGCACAATGGTGAACAAGGCATTTTCTATAACTCCAAGTGCTTATATGGGGAATGAAGAGGAAGACACTAGCAACACGGCACTTGCGGACAAGCCAGAGTTTAGCCCAAGCAGGAGAAAGGCATCGCTATATCCAATTGTATGTGGTTCGTATGACCGCCGTAAAAACAGCATTTACGGAATCGGTGAAATCGAAACTTTGACCGCCAATCAAGATGCAATCAATATCATTGCATCAATGCAAGTTTACAATGTTATGGTGAACGCTTGGGGTAAATGGAAAGTAACACCTGATGCGCTGAATGGACAAGAGATAACCAATGAAGTAGGGCAAGTCTTGACTGACTACTCAAAAGACCATAATGGAATATCGAGAATACAAGAAAGCGGTTTTTCATCTGCACCATCAAGTGTGATGAGCGATTTGATGAGTACGACAAGAGCAGTTGCAGGTGCTACTGAAGTATTGAATGGTGAAGTGCTTGGGGCGAATATGAGCGGAACAGCTATTGCGCAGTTGCAAGCACAAGCAAGCCAACCAATAGAAGAGTTGAGAAACCGTTATTGGAGAGTAAAAGAAAAACAAGGCAAAGTGCTAGAGCAGTTTTTCAGATTGTACTATGCCGACCAAGAATTCACATACGAAACAATCGATGGAACGGAACATTCGGCAATAACAGCAGTGTTTAGCGGTGGTGACTATGATGACATTGCGCTAGATTTGGTGGTAGAGGCTTGTGGAGGCACGAGAAGTTCATCGGCTGGCGACATATACTTTCTAGACACATTGTTGTCTAAGGGAGCAATCACGGTTAAGCAATATGTGCAAATGTATCCTAACGATGCAGTAAGCAACAAGGCTGACATTATGAGAGTGTTAGACCAGCAAGAACAAGACAAAGTTGCACAATTAAGCGGACAGCTCGAACAGACAACAGCACAATTACAGCAACTTGCACAAGTGGTGCAACAGCAAAACAAAGCAATAGACAGCGTGAGCAAGATTATTGCGGAAAATAGAGAGCTAAGAAGTGTGATGAGTATGTTATATCAAGAGAGCATAAGCAAGATAGACCAAGCCAACCAAATGGCAAGCGAATATCAGCAAGTCAACAACGATGCGACATATCTTGCAGCACAACTACAAAAACAAAAATACGCAAGCAATAGCGAAAAAATGCAATAAATAAGGAGTCTAAATGGACACAGAAAATGTAACAGCGGAAACAAACGATATTGATAATAGTGTGGACAATATTGAGTCATCTGTCGCTGAAGATGACAAAGATGCAAAGATAGAGTTTACTGACACACACGAAGACTCTACCGACAAGGCAAATCAAACAAAAGAGCAAAACAGCGAGTTCGCTCGTAGAAGAAGAGAACAAGAACAAAAGAAGCTGATTGCCCAAGAAAGAGAAAAGGCAAGAGTAGAGGCAATCATTGAGTTGCAAAAGACAAACGAGTTCACAGGTGAGGCATTGACTGATAGTGAAGACGTGCAGTTGTACTTGGAGATGAAGAAGTACAAGGAACAGGGGGGAGACCCAATTTCCGATATGCACAAAATCATTAAGTCGATGAAGACCAAAGAAGCCGAAAAGCAAAGCAATGATGACAAAATAACAAATGACATTGAGAAGTTTAGGAAAGAATATCCTAGCGTAAATGTCGAAGAGTTGTTCTCTGATAAGCGCTTTGAGAAGTTTGCTGAAGGCAAGTTGGAAACCCAATCATTGAGCAAGATATATGCTGATTATCAAGAGTTTGCACCAGCTCCCAAGACCAAGGAAGAACGCAAACAAGCAAATAAGCAAGCAAGTGTCGGTTCGCTTAAGGGCAATTCAACAAGCAAACCAACAATGACCATAGACAGCATTAAACAAATGTCTCGCGAGGAGATAAATGCTAATTGGGAGTTGGTAAGAAAAATAATATCAAACAAATAAGGAGAAATAAAAAATGGCATACGAAAAATTTATCCACGAAGTGTGGGTGAACAATATTGAGAAACAACTACAAGCAAAGCGAGTATTCGTAGATGGATGCTCTACAGAATTTGATGGACTTATCAAACGCAAAGGCGATGAAGTCGTAATGCGTTCTTTGGGAAGTCCTACAGTACACAAGGTGTTGACAAGTGCAAGTTATGATAAGATTGCAGCACCTGAAAAACTTGCAGATAGCGAACTAAGAGTAAAGGTTGATCAACTTGCATACTTCAATGTTTGCATATCTAACATTGATGAAGTGCAAGCGGACTTGCCACTTTTCGATGAGTTTGCAGGCAGATGCGCAGACGCACTGGCAGAAGATGAAGATAAGTATGCGGCAAACCTTGCTAACGATAGTTCGGTTACTGGAATTGCTGTTGCAAGTCTAACAGCGCAAAATGTATATGACTATATTCTTGATGCGACACAAAAACTAAGAGAGCAGAATGTACCACACGATGCAGAGCTTGAGGCGATTGTTACACCAGCAATGGCAACAAGAATTAAAAAAGCTAAAGTGCTAACCGACACAGATAACAGCGATATCTTGCGTAACGGCGGTATCGGCAAGATTGATGGCGTACTTATCAAAGAAAGCAACAATGTCGCAAAAGACACCGCAACAAACAAGATGGATATGGTTATGGTAAGAGTAAGAAAGAAAGCTTGTGCGTTCGTAGAACAAATCAACAAAGTAATTCCATACTCACCAGATGATCAACTTGACACAGATGCTTTGAAAGGATATGTGCTTTACGGTGCAAAAGTTATCAGACCAAAGCAAATGGTTGTAATGAAAGTTACAGCATATAATTAAGACCTTCATAGTCACAGCTAGGGTAGTAGCCAAAGAGTTGCTCCCTAGTTCATAGAGAAAAAATGAAAATAGCAGAAGTAAAAATTGAAACGCTGAAACTTATGTTTGCCAACGAGGGGGCAATGTCTAGTGCAAACATTGAAAACTACGAATACGATCCGACCTATGCCGACTATATGACCAAAATGAATGGTAGTATAGCGAGGTGTATAAGTCGAATGGCTACTTTGAAGAAGTTGCCTTGCAAAGTAGTTGCAGTGACTGCCAAGAAGAGTGGAGAAAACTGGGTGTTGGACTTGTCACATATAGATGATTTGTACCAAGTATGCCGAGTGGACAGTGAGAACATAACAAACAAAGAATACAGAGAAATAACAAATACGCTTATAAAAGTTGATAGGATGGGTGAATACGAAGTAGTATATCACCCGCTTGGGCAAGAGATAACAGCCACAACAGGAAATAGCACAGATATAGAATTGCCACGCTTTTTGTCTAGCCTTATACCGCTATACGTTAAAGGTGATTTGTTAGAAGAGGAAGAGCCGAACTTGTCGGCAAGTGCGAGAAATCAATTCGAGGCGATGCTTGCAGATATTGACACGTCGCCAAAACAAGTCCAAAGGAAAGTTAGGAGAATAGTATGAAAGTAAGCAATGGAAGTTTAAGAGCTGTCAATAGCTGGACAATTAAAAATATGTTAGGCATAGACTTGGCAAGCACACCAACTGAAGTTGCTAATTTTCGTGCAACGGATATGTCTAACTTTATTATAGAGAACGGAACAAATGCAAAAAGGAAAGGGGGTGAACAACAAGGACAGTTGCCTGCCGATCCAAACAATGAGCTAAATTGGGCTAGTGTACGAGGAATATGGGAGTTTCGACTAAATGGAGAACTACATAAAATTTGTTACTACAATAAGAATTTTTATGTTATCGGCGGAGATAAAGAGAACCGAACATTCTATGATATAACAACGAAAGGGTACAAGTATGATGGTTCTAACGCAATAACACTCAGCACTAGCGAAGTAGACGAAAACGAGCGAGTTAAAAGACAAGACCTAAAAGATAATAATGTGCAAGCGTTTGTGCGCGAAAACAAGGTGTTTTTTGTAGGTTGCGGAGATTATCTCGTGTTGTACAGACAAACGACAGGCTGGTATGAAATACATAAAGTGTTTGAAGATGAACAAACTTATATACCCACAACAACGCAACTCATTACCGCGACAACGCAAGGCAAGTTTTTCGAAGACGTCAATTTGATGACAACAAGAAGAAAAAACACGCTAGTCGGAGCTAAAGCGGGAAATGGGCAACTCACATACGAACTAGACAGCAATATAAACTACAACAGACCGATAACCATTAAAGTAATAGATAGTGAAGATGCATTTAGCATAAACAAAGCAGGCGAGGTTGAAGTTATAAGAACCGCTGAGGTGGATGATGATATATCCAACAAAAATATAACAATAAACTTGCCACAAAAGTTGCCTTATCAAGGAAATTGGGTGGTGTTGAATACAGAAAAAGGTGCACAAATATATATAAGTTTCGCAAATGATGATAAAAATAAGTTTTTCTTATATGCGAAAGCAATAGATGCTACATATGGTACTCTAATTGCTACATACACAAGAGCAAATTGGCTGTCTCTTTGGTATGGAAAAAAGCAAGTAGACACCATTAACTTAGGAAATTGTGGCAAGGTAACATTTTCTTGTACTGGGTGGGAGCGTTTGGCAGAAGCTAACTTGCCAAGTAAAACAGTGACAATAAGCAAAGGCGAAAATGAGATAGGAACAATAAGCGGAAAGCAAGTCACATTTAATGCTGGAACCGACTTAACACCAAAGATAGCAGACCAAGGAAATATAGAGATTACATACAGCACAACAGAAATGGATGCCGAAAGAATCAACATTATTCGTAACGCAAAAGTAGGCACAGTGTTTGGGTTGAATGGAACGGATAACAGGCTTATTGTGACCGATGGGACAATCAATGAGGTGTTCACTGAACAAGATGATTTTACTTATTATGGCAGTAAAAACACGCTTGCAAGTGGCACAGCAGACACAATAGGATATATACGAATGACTGACAATTCTTTGGGAGTGCTAAAGGGTGATAACACACAAGATGCACCACTTTATATACGTACAGCTAAAGACATAGTGACAGCAGAGAACGAGCAAGGGCAAGTAGTGAGAAGAGAAATACTTTTTCCGACAATACCTACCAACGCTAGTGTTAAAGCGGTGGGAAACACAGCAAACGCAACGCTTGGCAACGACACAATGATACTGACCGACCAAGGGATATATGGCATAGAGCTGACTGACAATATAGCAACCAACCAAAGGTTGCTGAAGTCTAGAAGTACAACAATAAATAGGGCATTGTGCCAAGAAAAACTAGAGCAAGCGGTAAGTATAGTAGACAACAACAGACTATATCTTGCTTGTGGAAATCGAGTGTATGTGGCAGATGCACGGTATAGATATACAACGGAAATAGATATGCGAGATACATTTACATACGAGTGGTGGAAGTTGGATATGCCGTGTAATATAACGTGCTTTGGAAAGTTAGATAACGAGTTAGTATGCGGAACAGACAAGGGACAAATTCTTACGTTGTGCGGCAAAGCGTATTATGACAAGACTTATGACACTTACAAAAAAGGGCAAATATCTATCTCGAACGGAAAACTCATAGGTAATAAAGACTTGAGCGAGTATACACATTTATTGTTTTTGGGAAATGTGACAGCAAATGGAATGTCATTAAAAGATAAGTTGGTAGAAGTAAAAACAAAACCTAAAGGTGTAGGATACGAATATGAACTTTTTCAAGGAGGAACGGCAGTAGGAACATTGACAGACGGTAGCAATCAAAGTGATTGTATTAGAGCGTATAAAATAAAGCCAGTGCAAGCCTACTGGTACAGCAAAGTGTCAGACCTTGGAGATTGCAGTGTGTTGAAGAACTTGGTGTCAATGACGATTGCGGTAGACAAGAACACAATCGGAAATGTAAATGTAGGATACGAAGTTAGGAGAAGCGAAAGACAGATAAAGTTAAACGCAGCAAGTGGATTTGACTTTGGAGATATGGACTTCAACGAGTTTAGCTTTTCACCGCAGTTTGAATTTGCACACACAAGAAAAGTGGTAGAACGAATGTTTAACTATATATGTTTGCGGATAGAAAGCAATGAGCCGTGTCCGTGCGGACTAAACCAAATAATAGTCCGCTACAAAAATATAAAGATAGGAAGAGGTCAACGATGATACAAAATATAACAGAAAAAGATATAAATGCAATCAAACAAGGCTCTGTATTGGAAATGCCTGATAACCCATCGGCAAGCGGTTGGAAACCTAGAGAAATCAAACAAGCCATTGCCAATATGGTAGTGAGAGATGACAACAGCATTGTGTCAAACATTAACCGTATTGTAGATGAAACGAACAGCAGTATAGAAGAAGTACGAGAGCAAGCAATAATAAACAAAAACGAAATAGCTTCTATGAAAACCTCGGTGGACAGCAGTGATAAGGCAAGTGCCTATGCTCAACAAGTGGCAGACACAGCAAAAGCGGGTGCTGACCAATCGAAAGCGAGAGTTGACCAGTTGGAAAGTCAAGTTGTCGAAAAACAAGGAACTTCAATTTATGTCAACGGCATACCAACAGCACGAGTGAATGTTGATAGCGATATACAAGGACAACTAAACGACAGAATTATTGAAGATAAATCATCTTCGGTGGTGATTGATGATATAGCCAAAACTGCTATGTATAGTTATGTAACAACTTCAGACATTCCATATTCGCACGGTAGTTCGCTATTATCTATGCGTTATAGTGGTAGCGATTCTAGAATACAACTAGCATTTAACCATTTGTCTACTCAAGCATTTATCCGCTATAAGAACAGTTGGGAAAATGCTTTTGGAGATTGGAAAGTATTTGGTGCGCCAATTACTATATGGACTGGACAGTGTACAAATGTATACGACAATGGTGTATCGATAAGTATGTATATGAAGTCTTACCAGTATCTCTACCTTCGTGGTAATGCCAATGGTTATTTCTCTATGATAATCCCCAACATAAATGGCACATATTCAACATCTTACTTGACCGAAAATTTAGAAAGACAATACATTAGTTTTACATACACTGATGGCATCCTCAAATGGGGCAAATGTGGTTTTTTCAAGAATAATGAAAATTCTTTCCAAGATAGGACAAATACGGGTTATTATGACTTGTGGGAAGTTAGAGCATTATAAGGGAGATTATAAATAATGAAAATAAAAATAAAAATCATAAGCAATCTATCATACCAAACCTTCCCAGAAGTAGAAGGAATGGTAGAAGTAGACGATGAAACATTACAAAGAATTGGGGTTGACCTTCAATTCGATGGAATCGACGGTTCGGTAATTCCGTACACTCCACCAAAATTTGAACTGGAAATTGGATATGACGAACTCGTTGACCAAAAAATAAGAACAAAATACACGGTGTCACAAGAGTTAGCAATTCTTAGACAACGTGATACAAAACCAGACGAGTACAACGAATACTTTAATTTTTGTGAAGAGTGCAAAAGACAAGCAAAAGAAGAGATAGGAATGTAAAGGAGAAAAATATGAAAAAGCTAATTGTTATTATGCTATTGCTTATATTGGTGTTGTCATTGAGTGTTGGCTCGGTATGTATAGCAGAAGAGACTAGTGACGATGATAGTGAACTACGTAACAAGTTATGGTTTATAGATGATGCGATTTTCAATATCGTTATGTCAGCGATGGGAACATTGAGCGCTTTGGGAGTAGTGCTTTGGAAGATAGTAAAAACACTCAAAGAAGTAAAAGGGGCGACAGAAGACACTGTTGGAAAAAAAGAAGAGCTACAAAAGCTTATAGAAGATGCAAAACAACAAATACAAATCATAGCAGACTTGCGAGATAAGATGATAGAAGAGCTTGATAAAGCGAACGGAGCGATTGGCACAATCAAAGAAATGTGCGAAATTGCATTTACGAGAGATACCGAAATGGTGCTTGATGGCAGAGCCGAACAAGTTGCAATAATAGGTGAGAGAAATGAAACTAACGACTAAGAGAAACCTACTGATTATAGCCAGTGTTATAGCGCAAACAATGCCACTTATTATAGCATTTGCTATCAATTGGGATAAGTATGTAGTGTACAAAGGAGCAAGCAAGGTATCAACAGGAATATCATTGAGTGTAGGTGGAATATTGTGTGTGTGCTTGGTGGTATTGTCGCTTATCGACAAGTTGCCAAAGGTAAACGGAATATTTTTTACGAGCTTTGTGTTTATTATCATTTGTTTGTTGGAACCATTGTTGCAAGACTTAAAGTTGTTGTGGGGAGTGTTCTTGTTGGGTAAACTAATTGATGCTATCTTTTTCGAATTACCGATAAAAAAAGTCAAGCAAGACATACTCATAGAAAAAGGAGCTATCCGCACAAGTGCAGAAGTTGAAAAGGCAGTCAAAAAATATCTAGGCGGTGGGCAATGAACGGCGATAAAATAAAGAAATTCATCGAGGATAACATATACACTGCGGTTGTTTTTATCGTGTGCGTATCATACATAGCACTTGGGGTGTTGGATATAGTCAAGAAAGACAAGTCGATAGTGGAGATTTTGGCAGATGGCTCTATGTCAATGATAATGGGCCTGATGATAGGAAGACTATTGTCAATGCAAGGCGTGATGAAAGGCGAACATACTGATAAATACACTAATGCAATCGAAGAACACGAAAAGCTTTGTCGGTCGATTAACAATCAAATCGAAAAACTAGATTTTTTTTGTCGTGAAAAAACAAAACAAGCCGAAGACTTTATTAAAACAAATATTCTAGGAGCAGTCGGCATCAAGTACGAAGACTATGTACATGGTAAATATTATGGCGTACGAAAAGCTGATATCGGCAAAGATAAATATAAAGCTATCAAAAAAGCGGATAAGCTGAAAATAACACCACTAACGACTGATGGAATAATGGGCAATATATCGCCTATTAAAGACCCATACAATCTTGGAACAACTAAGAAAAAAATGCTGTCCAAAGAAAACAAAAAAGCATTTTTCTCAAAAATTGGTTTCGCCATCATTTTCGGCGTTTTTGGGGTAAGACTGATTAAGGATATATCGTGGGCAACAATTATATGGGCAGTAGTTCAAGTAGTGGTATTTGTGGCAAGCGGAGTAGGTAGATACACCAAATCTTACTTTTTCATAGTGGACGATATGGTAGCAAAATTGAAAAAGCAAGACAATTACATTTATATGTTTAAGGAATATTTAGGAGAAGAAAATGTACAACAAATACAAGGAAGCGAGCAAGAGATACGGCAAGACCAAGTTCCAAAATCAATGGGAGAAGTATAAGCAAACCAACGAGCAAATGTTCGATGAAAATGGTGAGTTGAAGAGCGACATTGCATTGCCGGAAAGAAAAATTGCGGAAAATTTGAGGACAAGCGCTGAGGAAGAACAACAAACCAACAATATGTTCGTTCAATATCAAGCACATCTCGAAAAACAAAAAGAGCTATCAAGGCTTGAAGAAAATGCCAACCAAAATTTGATTAACAAGTATCTATTGCAATATCAAGCACAGCAAGGCATAGCAGGTAGCGGTGTGGCACAAGGTTTGCAGTTGCAACAAAGAGATATGTCTAACAATAGACTTGCCAATATAGACAATGATTACAACCAAAGAGGTGATGACTTGTTCAACAAATATATTGACATAAACAACAAGCTCGATCAGCAACACACAACCAGCGAACTACAATTTGCTACCGAAAAAGAACAAGAGAAAGTGCTGAAACAAAACACAACGCTAGCTTTGATTAGTGATGAAGTAAGCGGAATGTTGACTGATGGAAAAAGCAATGATGAAATTTACAACTTTCTCAAAAAGTATGAGGGAGAGTTGAAAGGAAACACTACCTATGACTTTGTGTTAGACAAATACAAACCAAAGAAAGAGCCGAAAGATTTTGACAACATAACAAACGGCACAGCAAAAGTAGATGTGGCGACAGCGAAAGGCGGTCCAGCGACTATAATGATAAACACACAAGCTGCGAACGTGAACGAATTGAATAAGGGGTTAGGTAGCGGAAAAGGTGGAAAGCAAGATGAATATTATAACGTTATGAAAGATGCGTATTATAAAGGAATATTGGAAGGGCAGATTGTTACATTTAATCTTGGTGCACAAGGGAAAAATGAATATTTCCTAGTCAAGAATGGAAGACTGTACGGAATAATGCCCCCATATAGTCCGGAGCTACTGAAAATATGGATACCTGATGGATACCAACAAGTGGGTGGTACTGTCAATAAAAAATAAAGGAAAAAGATATGGCAATCAAGGTTAACAACAAATATACACTTCAGAATTATAGAGATTATCTTGTAGAGCAAAAACAACAAGCTCTAAACATAGCAAAAGCCAAACGAATTGAACAAGAAGTAGCCAAGCCTACCAGCCGTAATGGCTGGGAAGTGGCAGGCGACACGATGCTTGATTTGGGTGGCAATATTTTTTTAGGAATGCAAAAGTTTGGCGAGGGACTATACGATGCAGGAGCAAGTTTGGTTGGTGGTATTGGCGGTTGGTTTGACAAAGACTTCCAAGACAAAGTAGCGGAGCATGTAGCGTACGACTGGACTGGCGATACAACAGGAAGATGGTTGCAAGAAAAAACTGACCAATCTATTATCAACAACTTGTCACCAAAGGTGCAAAACATAGTGAGAGGTGTTGGTCAAGGAATCGGACAAATGTTGCCAACGGTGGCATTAGGTGTTGTGACTGGTGGCTCGAGTTTAGCGACAATAGGAACGCTTAGTGTATCGGCTGGAGGCAGTGGCGTAGAGAAAGCACTTGGAGATGGTGCTGAATATAATAAGGCACTTGCATACGGAGCAGTCAGTGGAACTATAGAGGGGTTGACCGAAAAACTTGTCGGAGGTGCTTGGGGAAAATATATCGGAGCAGGCGTAGCAGATAAAACAATTCGAAAAGTTGTGGAGGGTGCGACAACTAACCCAGTCTTGCGAAAAGGACTCAATATACTTATAGAGAGTGCAGGCGAGGGCATAGAAGAAATGGTGTCTGAAGTGCTTAACCCAATCGCCGAAAAAATGATATACAACCCTGATGCGGATATGGCAACCAAAGAAGAAATCTTAGAAAGTGGACTGATTGGTGGTCTTACTTCGCTTGCTTTTGGTGGACTTAATACAGCGGTACAAAAAGTAGCAGGAGTCAACACAAAGATACAAGACGAGCTAGGCAATATCGATATGTACGAAAGCGAATACGAAAAAGGTTGGCGAGAAAATGACACCAACAAAGTCAAAAAGCTAAAACAAGCCGAGATGACTTCTTTGGAGAACATATCAACAGAGTTGCAAGCTATGAGCGGAGACAAACGAGCTAAATATCTTGATAGGCTCAATATGGGCAATATTTTCGACAACAACGGAATTATCAAGGAAGAATATAAGACACGCCACAACGCAAATATCGAGCTTGCAAGTGCATACAATACAAGATACATAGGCAACGGAATGACCAAAGCCGAACTTGAACAAGATATTGACAAGCTTACCCAAAAAGAATACAAAAGATATGCTGAAGAAAACAATGTAAGTATAGAGCAAGCACAAGAGGCAGTAAAGCCTATTGAAGTTTTCCAAGGGGAATTGGATAGTCAAGGGAACAAAGCACTAGACACAGCTAAAAAGTTTGCCAAAAAAATGGGAGAGATTGGCGGTGAAAAAATCAATATTGTTGTTGTTAATGAAAACGATAGCTTTAATGGAGTAACTGTCAGCGGACACAATATCTATTTGGGCAGTGATACTTTGACAAGTGGAAAATGGAAAGGCACACTATGCCACGAGGTTTGGCATACCATAGATAACACAGAGCTGTCTAACTCAATAATGGACTTTGCTCAAAAGAATATAGATATACTTAATACATACAAGGACTACAAAGAAGTAAGAAAGTTTGTTGAAGAGAACTACAGCGAACAAGAGGTTGAGAGTGAACTCAAAGCACACCTAGTAGAAAATATGCTACAAAATAGCGACTTTATAGATAGGGTTGTTGCAGAACGACCTAACCTTGCTATACGAATTGTCGAGAAAATAAAAACTTTTATCAAAGTATTCAAGATGAGCAAAATCGAAAAAGCACAATACAAAATGCTACTCAAAGCCGAAAACTTGTATCTAAGAAGTGCAATCGAACATAAGAGAGCTAAGATAGAAGAACTTATCGACAAGGCAAGAGAAGAAAGAAGTATTGACCAACAAGAGCAAGTGGGTTATAATAAGAACACGCAAGTTGCATATAGCAAAAAAGGCGGTTATTATAGCCAATTTGAAACTCTTGTTATGCAATGGGCATTTTCAGATAAAAGAAATGTCGGAGATTTTACAGTATTATATAACGCTGAAAATAATACTTGGAACAAACTAATAGCCGATAATTCGGAAAGCCGATACCATATTGACATTGCTATTGAGGATATGCCTGACAATATTAAGATAATTAAAGATTTATATGGAGGTGCTTATAATGAAAATAACAAAGGAGAACGAGGAACAAGTTCGTTGGTTCGCTCGAATATTGAGGGATATGAGAGTGTCACAAAACACAGGAATGATGATAACATCAGCGTTGAAAAACGAATCACAAATGGACAAACTAGTGGAGTATATCAAGGAGAATATCAACGCAACGGAAGAGGAAATACTAGACAAGGCAATAGAAATAAGAGAGCAGTAGATTATCATTTTAACGATGATGGAAGTCAAGAAATAACTTATTCTGATGGAACAAGTGAAATAAGATACTCTCTCAAAGACAGTCTAGGCAACGAATTATCCAAAGAGCAAGCCGAATTTTTCAAAGATAGCAAGGTGAGAGATGACAACGGAAACTTGCTAGTTGTTTATCACGGAACAAACAATGAGTTTAATGTTTTTGATAAAGCAAAAATAAAAATAACTAATTTAGGTCGTGGTTTTTATTTTGTTAATAAAAAATCTATTGCAGAAAGTTATGCTAAAAGAAGAACACAAGAAAGAAATGGAGAAGAAAGAGTTGTAACAGCATACATAAATGCGAAAAAGCCATTTGATACAGACCACATAACAAAGAAAGAAGCAATAAAATACTTAGAGTACGATTATTTGAAAACTCACAAAGTTGGTCGGCGTGAAGAGGCAAGACAATACGCTTTAGAGTTAGTGGAAGATGAGGACATTGTCAATTTGAAAGGTGTTCCTGACTATAGCTTATTATTTAGTACGAACGAAGAAAACTTTCAATTGTGGTTAAAAGAAGAAGGCTATGATAGTATTATCATAAGTGGACAAAATAAAAGAACAAAGGAAACAGGTGTTGCTTATGTAGTGTTTGATTCTAACCAAATCAAGCTCACAACCAATCTTAAGCCAACAAGTGATGAGGATATAAGATACTCTAAAAAACCAATTGATGCCAGCATTGAGGACACCGCAGAATACGAAGACACTATTTTCTTTGTGGAAGAGCTAAAACAAGCGATAACCAAAGGCGGAAGAACAAGTTGGTCTACAAGCTCAATATTAAGCGAAATGCTAAGGAACACACCAAGCATAGATATTATATCTAGACTAAACAATGGTGAAGAAAGAATAGGACAAGCATTTGCCCATTATTTGGCAAACAAGAAAAACATTCAAGAACTAGAAGATTTGTTGTATTTTGGCACAACGGCACATTCTCAAGACTGGAAGTTTGAACACGAGAAAGGACTTAAACGATATGCTCAACTTATCAACCAAAGATTGGCAGAGATTGCCTATACCCAAACAACAATAAATATTGAAAAAGGCGAATGTACAGTGAAAGAAATACGCACTATTTTCAATGTGTTCAATACCAACGAAGATATTAAAAAGTTGGCAAGCAAAGTTTTTGCCAATGCCGAGCTAAGCAAGCTAAACATAAGGTTTGGAGAAAGCATCGATGGGTATGGCTATAACAATGGTAGAGAAGTGGTGCTAGATATCAGTTATTTTAACGATGCAGGATATACAAATCAACATAAGGCTGAAACAATATTACACGAGTTGATACACGCTACCACCAATTGTGCATTGAGCGTGTACGAAACTAACCCAAGTCTTCTTACCAACGAGATGAGACAAGCTTGCAAAACTCTCAATGACATATACAATCAAATAAAGGATATGAAAGAATTCCAAAATGAGTATGGAAAGACTAGTGTATATGAAATGGTAGCAGAGTTGTCCAATGAAAGATTTAGAGCCAAACTCCAAAGAGTCAATTTGTGGACAAGAATTGTTGATGCTATCAAGAAGTTTTTTGGTATACGCACTACTACTGCACTAGAGGGAGCAAGCACAGCGCTTGATTATATTTTGGATAATACACGCCTTAGCAGAGTGGAATTGTATTATAGGCTCGGCGATGCGGAAAAAGCATTGCAATATTCACGCAAGATAACAAAGGAAATGACTGAGAGCGAGAGATATGAAGTCTTGAAAGATAGAGTTATAGAAAATATTCCAACCGCAAAACAACTTAGAAATGAAGATATAAACAATATTGCAATACTAAAAGGTGGTGAAAAAAAGAAACTTGTAAAGAAGATTGTTAGCGAGTTTGGGGTGTTTGATAAACAATATTATAATGCGGATATAGAACTTGATTTTAATTATTCAAGGAGTAATTTAGAAGAAAGTTATGGTAAACAAAAGAAAAACTATTTGACATTTACCAAAATGTTCTCAGTTTTTGATGAGATAATTGAAAATGCTGTAGGTATTGAGGTACATAATAGAAACGAAATAGAATATAAGACAGATAAAACATTAAAGCAAGTATATGTGCTTGTGAGTGCTTTTAATGATAGTGAAAATATTGTGCCTGTAAAGTTGGAAATTAAAGAGTTTGTTGACAAACCGAATTCTCTGTATGTTGCTGTTGCTTTGGACAGTATAAAAAGAGAGGGGGTCTCTGCGCAAGAGGTCGCCAATGGCGTTGCCCAACAATACTCTCGCCCCTCTACTACTATTAGTATAGCGGAATTGTTTAGGAATATCAACCCAAATGATAAAAATTTTACAAAGTATATCCCAAAACAGTTTTTCGAAAGTGAGATTGAATATTCTAAAAAGCCAAACGAAAGAGGCGATTATGTCAAAGCAAGGGGCAATTTAGAAACTGACAAGATATACACCAAAGCAGAGGCAGAAGCTATTGAGAAAAAGGTTATGGAGCTTATTGGTGATGAGTATACCTATGCCGAAATCAAGCACGAAAACGACTTGATAGATGAGTTGTGGAAAGGCTTGAACAGAGCTAAAGAAAACGAATACACCGGAATTGCTTGCAAAATAACTGACACTATCCTTGCCAACGCTATTGTCCAAGATATGCGAATGGATATGGTGGCGGAAAGTGCGAGAGAAACAATAGATATGCTGAGACCTTATTTACACGGCATCAAGTTTAGTGACACCGATAAGCAAGAAATCAAGTATAAGTACGATAAGCAAGCAATCAAGATATATGGCAGATGGGGAGCAAAGAACGGACAGGGTATAAGCCTAGACCAACTTGCCCAAGACCAAAACTTGCAATATTTGTTAGGCGATACATACACAACTCAAGACATTCTCGAAAAGCTCGAAGAAACATACCAAAACGCAAAAGACACTATTGACAATCAAGTTGGCAAAGAAATAAAAGATACACTTGATAGCGAAGAGTTGCATTCGCTTAGAGCTGCAATGGTGAGAACCATTCTGAAAGAAAAAGATAAAGTCGGAACAAAAACATTGTGGAAGAAGCTGACTGGTGACTTGCAAACACAGATTGATACTCATTTTAATATCAACAGGACAATGTACAATATCGACCGCATCAAAGCTATGAAAAAGAATGGTATGGCTATGGAGTTAAGCGGAATATTTGGCTCGGTAAATAAACTTGTGTATCAAGGAAATATTCGAGTAAGTGCAATTCATAAGGTAATGGCAGAGTTGAACAAGTGGTACAGTATGGACAATCCACAGCTTGCTGATTTGGGATATGGTGAAGTTGTCCTAGTGGAAGAGTTGAAAGAGAAGATATCTTACCTTGCCGAGATAACAGCAGACACTAAGACTATATCATCGCAATCAATAAAAATGCTCGATGAAGTAATGGCAAAGATATATCACATTGCCAATACATACAAAAAAGTATACCAAAATGGTAAATGGGCAAATGCAACAGAGCAAGCAGTTGAGTATGAGGCAATCGATAGAACGAATCGCACGACACCGCAAGTCGAAAGAAAATTTTTCGGCAAACTACTTGATAAAGCAAGAAGTGCTTTGGAATATGTCATCGACCCAATATCGGTTATGAGATATCACGATGGCTACAACAAAAACGGCTTTTGGACAAGTATGTTTTCTCAATTCCGTGAGGGCGTGATGAACAAAGAACGCAGACAAATGGAAATACAATTGCCACTCGATAAGTTCCTTGCCGAACACAAAGGTTATGAGTATGATAAACGCACAATCACATACAATGAACAAGAGATACCTCTGCAAGTCGCACTTACATTGTATATGACAATGCAACGAGAAGATGCATTGAGCGGTTTGTTGTATAACGGCTTTGTATATACTGACACCGAGGGTAACGAAGTTAGAGTCAAGGGTGTTGCAACAAGCGAGATAGTGGAAGAAGAGTTGACAAGTGTAGCAAAGCATCAACTCGCACAACTCAAGAGCCAACTCAACGAAACTGACCTTGCCTATGTCGCGATTATGGAAGATATCTTCAACCAACAATGTCGAGAAGAAAAGAGAAGAACGGATATAATTCGTTTTGGTGGCTCAAATGTAAAGAATACATATTATATACCAATCAAAAGATATGGCGTAAAAGCAATGACAGTGGGGGATATTGCTTATGAAACATTTAACAATCTAGACAATGCATCATTCAATAAGAACACTGTCAAGAATGCACATATGCTCGAAATCAAGCCGTTGCAAAATGTAGCACTTAAGCACATTAAAGAAGTTACCACCTATGCACATTTGCAAATTCCTATTGACAACTTTAAGAAATTGTATAATATGGACTTGTCGGCGGTAGTTGATGGAATAGAAAACAAGAATTCGGCAAAGCGTTTGGGCGACTTGCTTGAATGGAAAAAAGGTCAACAATATCTAAATGATATGGTGCAACGTGCTGTGGGTGTTCGTGCCAAGAGAAGTGGCTTTGATATGTTCTTTGAAAAAATAAGGGGAAACACTGCGGTTGCATTGCTTGCCCTCAATGTCAAAGTATTATTCACTCAGCTATCTTCATATATGGCAAGTTGGCATATATTGTCTACCAAGTCACTGCTAAAAGCAATGTTTATGCCGTATAAAAAAATCGAAATAGATAAATACTGTCCGCTTGCACAAGTAAGAAACTATGAGAACACAGCAGTGTTGTCCCTATCGCTCAAGGAAGACAAGTTAGGCAAATTGCAAGAAAAGATGATGAAACCAATCGGAATGGCAGACCGCTTTGTTGTTAGTCGTGTGTTCCAAGCGTGTTGCGTTGAGATTGCTGATACTTTAGGAATAGATATCAACAGCGAAGAGTGCAAAATCAAAGCCGGTGAAATGCTAGAAAAAGTTATACTCGAGACACAGCAAAATGCAATGGTTACCGAAAAAAGTGCGATGATGAGGAGTGACAACATTCTTGCTAGAACATTTACTATGTTCAGCAGTGATGCAATGAAGAACATAAGTAGAGTAATCGATGCAGTCGGCGAAAAAATAGCACTCAAAGAACGACTTGCACAAGCTAAGAAGTCTAACAACCAAGCGGAAATCACTGAACTTGAAAACTTGCTAAAAAAGAATACGAAACAACTTGCAAAGTCCGCTGCAACAATGAGTGCAATTGCAATGTATACAAGTATTCTCGCTGTACTTTTCTCGAAGTTGTACAATTTAGATGATGACGATGAAAGTTTTGGAGAGGCAATATTTACAGAGTTTGGTGCAAGTTGGCTTGCTGGAATACCTATAATAAAAGAAATCTACAACTTGTTCACTGAGGGGTATGCAATAGAAGAGTTCACACTAGGCACACTAAACGACAGCTTGTCAGCATTGCAAGGCTTTGGAAATGCTATCGGAAGCGGTGACAACAAAAAACTTGCCAACTCAACAAAGAAACTCATTTTCTCGATGGGTACACTATGTGGCATACCGACTAAGAACATGTATAGATTATTCTATGGCACAGCCAATGTTATTGATGATGAGGCAGTCTACAAGTGGGATAGTAAGTTTTATAATATGCCACTCGCCAAAGACCTGGCGAAAGCTCTCGAAAAAGAAGATGCTGACCGCATTAACACAATCACAGCGGTGGCATTAAGTGACAAAATAGGTGATGCGCAAGGCGACTTAAACAAAGAACTAGCAAGGTTAGTCAAGGTAAGCGGTGAAACAACATTCTTGCCTAAAACACTGAGACAAACATTCGTATATGAAAAGGAAAGCTATACACTCACCAAAACAGAATTAAAAAGTGCAAAAAAACGATATGAACAAGCCAACAAAAAAGTGGAAGAGCTTATCAAAAGCAAGAACTATGCAAAAGCCAACGACACCGAAAAGCAAGCTATGATAAAGTTTGTGTACGACTACTTCTTTGAGGATACAATTGTGAACAGTATAGCAGAAGAGAAGTCTAAGACTATGTTGTTTGTTAGCGGTATTGATATTGTAAGTATGGCAACGATTGTCGGCTTGGCAAAGAATATCAAAGCTGATACCGACCGCAACGGACAAGCAATACCAGGAAACAAAAAGAAAAAGATTGTCCAAATGTTGGAAAGCCAGCGCTTGACTGCCAACCAAAAATACTTGATGCTTGCATACTTAGGGTATTCTACCGATATGGACAAAGTCAACCAATATGTCCATACCTTAGGACTAACTAGGAGCGAACAAAAAGAACTTCTAAAGCATTGCGGATAAAATAAAAAAATATTTTTGTTCCAAAAATGTTCCAAACATTTATAGAAAGTCCTATTTTACTGGAGTTGAGCTGGTAATAGTTCAACTCCCGCCATCTCCACCAATCCGACTACGCTGTCGGTCGCAACAAAAAGCAGTCTAATTC